CCAGTAATCGAAATTAACGTAGACGAAGATCAAGTTTCTGATCGGGTTGACGATGCATTGCAGTATTTTCAAGAATACCATTTCGATGGTGTCGAAAGAACTTATCTTAAGCATCAAATTACAGGCAACACTCTTAAATTTAGCGGACTAAGTTCTCCCTCGTTTACTCTCGGCGAAAAACTCGTCGGCGAAACATCGGGTGCATCTTGTTATTTGATTTCATTAGATGGCACGACTGCCACAGTTGGTGTGACAACGGGAGTATTCCTAGTAAGCGAACCTGTAACTGGTCTTAATTCTGGTTTTACTCGTACGCTTGCATCTTCTCTGTTTTATACCGCTGGTGATTTAGATAACCAGTATATTCCCATTCCAGACGCAGTAATTGGCATCATCAAGTTGTTCAATTTCAATGCTCCTAGCGATGGTATGGAAAATCCAAACAACATGTTTAACTTGGTCTATCAGTTTAGACTTAATGACATGTATAATCTTCTGGCAGCAGACCTTATCTACTATGCACAAGTTAAAACAACTCTACAGATGTATGACCAGATTTTCCCTGGACAGCGTTCGATTAGATTTAACAGAAAAACAGATAAACTTTATATCGACGTAAACTGGAAAGAGACATTCCAAGTCGGTGATTACATTATCGTTGAGTGTTATCGCATTCTAGATCCAGCAGAATACACTAAAGTCTATAATGACATGTTCCTAAAGATGTATACCACTGCATTGATCAAGCGTCAATGGGGTGAGAACATGAAGAAGTTTGGAGGAATTCAACTTCCAGGTGGTGTTCTTCTGAACGGTCAACAAGTTTATGACGAAGCAGTCGACGAGATTAAACAAATCGAATCTGAAATGCAATTGAAGTCAGAACTTCCTGTCGATTTCTATACGGGATAAGAGATGCCAACGAATTTTTACTTTCAATCTGGCAATACCTCGGGAACAACAAGCGAACAGCGTTTGGTGGAGGATCTTGTCATTGAAAGTCTTAAGATTTATGGACATGACGTTTACTATCTTCCAAGAACAATTGCTAACCAAGATCCAATTTTCGGCGAAGATCCGCTATCATACTTCAGTCAATTCTATCCTCTGGAAATGTATCTAGAGAACGTAGAAGGATTTGAAGGTGAAGGCGATCTGTTCACCAAGTTCGGATTTGAGTTTAGAGCATCAGCAACCTTCGTAGTTTCTAAGAGACGTTGGGAAGAATCTGTCGCGGATAACGCTGACAGTCTGCAACTGACAACAAGACCGTCAGAAGGTGACATACTTTATTTTCCAAAAACTAAGACGTTCTTTGAAATCAAGTATGTTGATTTTCTTAATCCGTTTTACCAACTCGGTAAGATTAACATATTCAAACTGAAATGCGAAGTCTTTGAATACAGTTCTGAGAGATTTATTACTGGGAATGCAGAAATCGATGTTATCGATGATAAGTCTCAAGATCAATATGCATACCAGTTCTTACTTGAGGGTGGCGATGATCTATTGCTAAACTCTGGTGATTCTCTAATCTTGGCAGGATATTCGGTGACCGAAATTGATCCTCTAGCAAATAATGAAGACTTTGATAATCTTGCGTATGATGGAATCATAGACTTTACGTCTATCAATCCATTCGGCGAAGTGTTGGTGAGGAACTAATGTTCGCTGGTAAATTTTTCTATCACTCGCATATTCGTAAAGCGATTATTGCCTTTGGTACCATCTTCAACAACATTGTTGTTCAGCGCAAAAACTCTGCGGGAGAATTTGCGCAGAGTCTTCGTGTTCCGTTAGCATATTCTACTAAGCAGAAATTTCTTGCTCGTATTGCCTCAGTTCCTACTATCGATCCTGCAAGCATAGCAATTACACTACCAAGAATTGGGTTTGAAATCACTGGACTCAATTACAATCCATCTCGCAAGATCAACATACTGACAAAAAACATTGCTGTAGGTGCTGGCGACGATACAAATAAGTTACGCAGTCAGTTTACTAGCACTCCATATGACATGTCGATTTCTCTTTACGTTTTCGCAAAGAACCAAGATGATGGATTGCAAATTATTGAGCAGATTCTACCATTCTTCAATCCAGACTTTTGTGTTACGATTAATGATGTTCCAGAGATGGGTATCAAACGTGACTTGCAAATAACGTTGGAAGGAATCGATTATGAAGATCAATATGAAGGCGATTATGCTCAGAGACAGTCAGTTATCTGGACTTTGAATTTCAAACTTGGATTAAATTTCTACGGTCCAGTCGAACTGCAAGGTATCATTCGAACTGCTATTGCGAATACATACGCAAATGACACGGTTGATATCAACAATGGACAAAGATATACAGTGACAACAACACCATCCGACGTAACACCAGAAGTTGGTGTGTGGGACTATGTGGAGACATTTGATGAGTTCTTCGAATAACTATGAAAAATTAGATGAGATTTTTGGGACTCAGTCTGCGCCAACATCTACCGCAGTAGTTATCCCACCTGCTCCACCAATTCAAGTTCCTGTTGCGTACATACCAACAGGCGACGATATCGAAGACGATTATCAAGTTGCCCGTAAGAAGATCAACGATCTTATCGACAAAAGTCAACAAGCACTTGATGGAATGCTAGGTGTTGCTCTTGCCAGCGACAGCCCTCGGGCATATGAAGTTGTCGGTCAATTAATCAAAACAACGGGTGATGCCGCTAAAGATCTACTCGATCTACAGGCGAAGAAGAAAAAAGTTTTACAAGACGACAACAAGAAGTCTCAGCAAATTGATACTCAGAACAATATTATTTTCTCTGGTAGTACTTCCGATCTACTCAAAGCATTAAAGGCAGAGAAAGCAAAGATCATTGATCATGAATGAAGAAGAATCCTCATATCACGGTAATATTAATTTAAAACCGATTGGTTATAAACATAATTTTACTCATGAACAATTAGAAGAACTCGCTAAGTGCGAGGACGATCCAATTTACTTCATTGAAAATTACTGCATGATCGTTTCGCTCGATCTTGGTTTGATTCCATTCAAACTATATGACTGTCAGAAGCGCAAAGTCCATCATATCCTAGATAATCGTAAAGCGATTCTTATGGAAGGTCGTCAGCAGGGTAAAACTATTACAGCTGCTGCATGTATTCTCTGGTATACATTGTATAAAGAAGCAAAAACAGTTGCTATCCTTGCCAACAAAACATCTGCTGCTCGCGAAGTTATGAATCGCTACCAAGGTATGTATGAAAACTTACCACTGTGGATGCAGCAAGGTGTAAAGACATGGAACAAGGGTGACGTTGAATTAGAAAACGGATCCAAGGTATTTACTGCTGCTACGACTGCCTCTGGTATTCGTGGTAAGTCGGTTAACTGGTTGTATATCGACGAAGCAGCGATCATTCCAAACACCGTTGCTGAACAGTTTTTTGCTTCGGTTTATCCTACAATTTCCGCTGGTCAAACCACCAAGATTCTATTGACATCGACACCTCTTGGTTACAATCACTTCTGGAAATTCTGGAACGAAGCAGAAAAAGGTGTCAATGGATTTGAACCTATGTTCATTCCATATAGCGAAATTCCTGGGCGTGATGATGCATGGGCAGAAGAGCAACTTAAAATGCTCGGCGAACTTAAATTCAATCAGGAAGTTATGTGTAATTTCCTCGGTTCGAGTAATACACTTATTAATGCGAAAACTCTGGGGAATATGAGTTCTATCGATCCAGTCTATGCTAAAGATGGATTGGATATCTTTGAAGAACCTATGCCAGAGAGAACATATGCGATAACTGTTGATACTGCCAGAGGTATTGGCGGAGACTATTCAACTGCAGTCGTAATTGATGTTACATCTGTTCCATATAAGATGGTGGCAAAGTATCGTGATAACAAGATCGCTCCACTTCTATTTCCCAATATTATAAATAAGGTTGCGAGAGATTATAATTCTGCACATGTATTGATTGAAGTAAATGATATTGGGCAGCAAGTCGCTGATATTTTACATAGCGACTTAGAATATGATAATATTCTTACAACTGCTCGAGATGCGAACAAACAATATCTGTCTCCAGGTTTTGGCAGAACGACTACCTTTGGTGTCAGAATGTCAAAGCAAGTTAAGAGACAGGGTTGTTTTACGTTTAAGTCGTTACTAGAGGAAATGAAGTTACAAATTTTTGATGCTGATACGATTAGTGAATTATCAACGTTTATTGAAAAAGCAGGATCATATCAAGCAGACGAAGGTTATCATGACGACTTAGCAATGTGCTTAGTACTGTTCGGATGGTTAACCACAAATACTTACTTTAAAGACTTGACAGATATAGATATTCGTGAGAAGTTATATGACACCCAAATGAGACAGATTGAAGAAGAACTCACTCCCTTTGGTATTATTGTCAATGGAAGAGAAGAAGAAGTGTTTATTGCTGGGGGTGATTATTGGAAAGTCGATACGACATATCGATAAACACAAAATACACGAGTTATAAATAAAAAACAAGATGAGACTGAATCATTTTAACACAAGGAGAATAAAACATGGCTTTTCAGTTATCGCCTGGAGTCCTAGTTACCGAACAAGACCTTACTAATGTTGTTCCAGCAGTTTCGACTTCTATTGGCGCATTCGTAGGTAATTTCAATTGGGGACCAGCGGAAGAAATCGTTACTATTGGATCCGAGAACGAACTTGTAAAAAAGTTTACTGGACCAACCTCAACTAACTCAGTAGACTTTTATTCTGCTGCAAACTTCCTCGCATACACCAACAATCTCAAACTCGTTCGCGCATGTGGAACAGCAGCAAGAAACGCTGTCGGATGCGGTCAACCTGCAGTTTATATTCCAAACGGAGATGTCTACGAAGACAGTTTCAGCGACGGTAATCAGGGTATGGAATTTACTGCAAAGTATCCTGGCGAAAAAGGCAATGGTCTTATTGTTTCAATCTGCGACTCAACAGGATTTGATACATGGGATTATGCATCGAATTTCGCTGGTGCTCCAGGAACTTCTGACTATGCTGATGCCAAAGGTGCATCTAATGATGAAGTCCACGTAATTGTAGTCGACGGAGTTGGAGCGTTTACTGGAACTGTGGGAACAGTTCTTGAGAAGTTCGCCAACTTGTCAGTTGCTTCTGATGCAAAAGGCAATGACGGTGGATCAATCTACTACAAGAATGTAGTTAATACACAATCAAAGTATGCATGGTGGACAAAACACCCATCCCAAGCTGAAGAAGAAAGTCTTGCATGGGGTGCTGCTGCCGCTGCAGGTACTTATGATTACATTGATGCTAACGGTGAGCACACTTGCACTTTCACAGGTGGTGTTGATGATGCTCCTTGCAACGGTGATCTTGAAGCAGGATACTCACTGTTCGCTGATAAAGAACTAGTAGATATCTCTCTGGTAATTACTGGTGGTCACTCTGCTGCTGTTTGTCAGCATGCGATTGATACCCTTTCACTGGGTCGCCTAGATTGCGTTACGTTTGTTTCTCCTGCCCTCGCTGATGTTAAGAACAATGCTGGTTCTGAAGCAGCAGACGTAATTGATTACTTCGTAGATACTCTAACTCGTTTTAGTTCGTATGCTGTTGCTGACTCAGGTTGGAAGCGTCAATACGATCGTTACAATGACGTATATGTCAACGTTCCTTTGAACCCTGACATCGCTGGTCTTTGTGCTCGTACTGACAATACCAACGATCCTTGGTTCTCACCTGCTGGTCTAAATCGTGGTGCGATTAAGAACGTTGTTAAACTTCTTTGGACTCCAAACCAAACAGAACGTGACGAACTTTATAAGAATGGTATCAATCCTGTTGCTAATCTCCCAGGAAATGGTATCGTTCTTTATGGCGACAAAACATTGCTGGCGAAACCTTCAGCGTTTGATCGCATTAATGTTCGTCGTCTGTTTATCGTTCTTGAAAAAGCAATTTCGACTGCTGCTAAGTATCAGTTGTTCGAATTCAATGACGTGTTTACTCGCGCTCAGTTCAAGTCCATTGTAGAACCATTCCTCCGCGATGTTCGTGGTCGTCGTGGTATCTATGACTTCCGAGTAGTTTGTGATGATACGAATAACACTGGTGAGGTAATTGACCGTAACGAATTCGTTGCTGACATCTTTATCAAACCAGCAAAATCGATCAACTTCATCCAACTGAATTTCATCGCTACGAGAACTTCAATTACGTTTGAAGAAGTCGGCGCTTAAACCCTATAAATAAAAAAGATTAGGAGAATCTAATATGGATATTTCAAAATTTAAGGGGTTACTAGGTGCTGGTGGTGCAAGACCAAATCAATTCCGCGTAATTCTGGGTTTCCCTGCATATGTTAATGTTCCCAACAAGGAATACGCTCTGTTGGTTACTGGTGCTGCAGTTCCTGCATCTAATGTAAACCCAACCCTACTTCAGTATCGTGGTCGTGAGGTTAAACTCGCTGGTGAACGTATCTTCGATCCATTCACAATTACCATTGTAAACGACACAGAGTTTTCACTTCGTCGCCCATTTGAAGCATGGATGGATGGAATGAATAATCTGACGGATAATACTGGTTACATCACACCACGTGATTATCAAACCGATATGACGGTCGAGCATCTCGATCGCAATGACGGTGTTCTTCAGACCTATAAACTGGCTTCAGCATTCCCGATCAATATGTCGGAAATCGCTCTTCAGTATGGACAGAACGATGTGATTGAAGAGTACACCGTAACCTTCCAATATCAGCACTATACCACTACTAAGGGTCGTGCGAATCCTACTCCTGCGTAATATTGAAAAGTAAATTGAATTATGGAAATTTTTGGTTATAAAGTTGAGAAATCCAAGGCGGCACCGACGGAGAAATCGTTTGTGCCGCCGACGGACGATGGAGGTTCTGATGTCATAAAGGCAGGTGGTTATTTTGGCACCTACCTTGACTTAGAAGGAACCGCCAACACCGAGGCAGAACTTATTAAAAAGTATCGCGACATTGCTTTTATGGCAGATGTCGATTCTGCGATTGATGATATCGTGAATGATTCTATTTCAAACCTCGATGATGAACGTCCTGTTGAAATCAATCTTGATAATGTCAAACTATCTGACCCAATTAAGAAAAAGATTCAACAAGAATTTGAAACAATTCTGGATCTCTTAGAGTTTAATCTTAGAGCGCAAGACTATTATCGTCGTTGGTATATTGATGGTAGAATTTATTTCCACAAAGTAATTGATACGGCAAAACCTAAAAATGGTATTACCGATATTCGCTTTATTGATCCTCGTAAGATTAAAAAAGTTCGCGAGATCTTTAAAGAAAAAGATGAAAAATCAGGTGTTGAATTCATCAAGAAGATTGAAGAATACTTTGTTTATAATGAACGTGGTATTGTTCTAGATAAAGCACATACTGCTTCTCCTGGATCTGCTGCAACAATGAAGGTTACTCGTGATGCGATTTGCTATGTTCCGTCTGGTCTGAGTGATCAGGATAAGAACATTGCTTTGTCGTATTTACATAAAGCGATTCGTCCCGCCAATCAGTTGCGCATGATGGAAAACGCTGCAGTAATCTATAGAATTTCGAGAGCACCAGAACGTCGCGTATTTTATGTTGACGTTGGTAATCTCCCTAAGTTAAAAGCGGAACAATATCTTAAAGGTATTATGGACCAGTATAGAAATAAACTGGTATATGATGGTAATACTGGTGAGATCCGTGATGACAAAAAGTTTATGTCAATGCTTGAAGACTTCTGGTTGCCTCGCCGCGAAGGTGGTAGAGGAACTCAGATTGAAACTCTTCCAGGTGGTCAGAGTCTCGGTGAAATCGGAGATATTGATTACTTCCAGAAGAAACTATTTCAAGCATTGAACGTTCCAGTTTCAAGAATGCAACAGCAGTCAGGTCTAAACTTTGGTCGTGCTGCTGAAATTAACCGCGACGAATGGAAGTTTACTAAGTTTATTGCTAAACTTCGTCGTCGTTTTTCTCTTCTGTTCGATGATCTTCTTAAGACTCAGTTAATTAT